TTCAAGTCTGTCATAAAGTTTCATCATTTCATCGTAGTTTGGTTCAATGTCAATCATTTTCTTCTCTCCTAGAAAAAAGCGGGGTACTTACTTTCGCTTTCCCCCGTAAACATTTGTCGTAAATAAAGTTAAAAAAAATGTATGTGAAAGACATACGGCCTACTAGAAGGGGATATCCTCTTCTAATTCTTCTGCTGTCTGTGGCTGATAGCCATTAGACTTTGCATTCTCTTGTGCAGGTCTTACATATGTATCTGCACTTACCACGATTCGCACTGTATCGTTATAGTTCCACCCAGCGAGTGATACCTTGCCACCTGTCGCAACGATAGCATCAATAGTTGCATCGTCTAGCTGAATGTTACTGCGATAATCTGGCGCTTTCTCAGATTTCTTTTCCTTTACCTTGTTCAAGAATCCTGAGTTGTAATATATTTTTCCGTCAGCCATTATTTCTTCTCCTTAAATGCTTTCAGTGTACTACGAGTTTTAGAATCAAGCAAAGTCCAAACAGCTACTTTTTCGTCACTCTCTAAAGTTCCCATGTTGCTTGCTGCTGTAGCTACATCACCTGATTTAACGAGTTCCGTTATATCCTCAGCAAACTGAGCAATCAGTTCCTTTTCAGCAGCGCTAAAGTTATCTAAAGCACCAGCAGTAGGCGTGATTGATTGTGTAGGTGCATGAACTTTATCATCATCAGGCAAATCTTCACCTGCATAAATGTATATTCCAAGACCAAACATTGCTAAATTCTTAACTAAGCAACGCATGATGGTTTTATTGACATCAAACATATCAAATGCTGCTACAGTCTTTTTGCCATATTTTGTATCGTACTCATATGACTCTGCTTTCATAGCATTATTTGCCCCATCCATAACAGGTAGCCACATTTCATGCGTTAAGCCACCAGCAGTTACTTCTGTATAAACCATAGCACCAGCAGATGTTTCAAAATATGGAATACCATCATCGGACTTAATTACTTGATATTCTGCATCAGGATAGTGTTGTTTAAAAATATCCCATGCCCATGCCCATGACAAGTAAGACAATCCATTCTTTTTCTCAATGTGGTCGTTTACATTGATTTTGCGTATTTCAGCGTAGTTCATCATTCTCTCCAATAAACTCTAACTTTGCATTCCCATCTAATAACATTTGTTGAGGATAAAGCTGTTGTAAATGGGAATACATTTCATCTTTAATTTCTTCCATTGTATGTAACTCATCTTTGAATAATGGCACATCTCTCATCGCAACATTAACGCTAAATATTAACTTTCTACTTTTAATCACGATTCGTAATCCTCCATCTTATCCCTAAGAATCAACTTAAGCGTTTCTTCCATCTCCAACGCTTGAATTAATGGTAGCACATCATTTCCTAACCATACAACTTTTTGTATCGCAATCTCAATATACTCTGATTCTAAGTCGCCAAAATATACAGCAGATACATCCAGTTCGTACTCTACTGTTAGTTCTAACCCGTTTACTTGAAGCGTTGTAATCATAATATTACTCCTAAAAATAATCCTACTGTAAAGCAGACAAAGCAGTACAAAGCAACATCACTCCGCTTTATCATCTTTCTGTATCTTGGTGGATAATACATCCTTATCTCCTTTAATCATCCAAGTGCGCTTTCCAATCTTAATTGCTTCTAACTTGCCAACAGTGCATAAATGTCTAATCCATTGCTCTGACTTGCCTGTTAGCTTTGCTACTTCTGACACTGACATAATATCCATACTACTCCCATTTAAAAATCTTGCTTGCAATCTCAGCCACGACCAATACTGACAAAAATAGTATCAGTCCGCCCATCAATATCAATGCGTTCTCAATCATTATAGATTCTCCTCAACATAACTTTCCATTTGTGATGTAATCATCTTGCCTAGTGATTTGGCATATGTCAGCAACTGCTCATCAGTTCCACTGTAGTATGCAACAGCTATATTTTTGACAACAGTGTTTACAGCTTCAAGGTCATACTCATAGCCAAAGTCAATGTAGTCGCTTGCATCCATGCTGTCAAACAACTCAAGCATACCATCGTAGATTCGCTCCTCAAGCTCATCAGCATCCATAGGTGGGATTTCATGTGGGTTGTTGTAGTAGTACTCTTGATAATCGCTCATAACTCTCTCCTTAGTTTTGCATAAGACCGCATCTCTGCGGTTTCGGCTACTTAAGCCTCGTCAGTTATGCTTCAGCTACTGTAAACTCACAATTATCAATTAACTCTTGCAATTCGTTTATTTCGCTAACAGTGTTTAACCATGCAACCTGTAACATTTGACCATTAGGTTTTTTCATCAATTTTTCAATTTTAACTTTTTGAGCTGTTAATTTCTTAAGTTGTTTCTGAATTTCAGATAATTCTAACTCTGTATTAAATGTGGTATTCATAACTCTCTCTCCTTAGTTATTCGACTGCTTGATTGCTGTCGATGTGTTCATTATAGCGATAACGAAATAGATGTCAACAATTATTTGCAAATATTTTTAAATTGTTGTAAATTAGCAACTGAGGCTAGGTTCTGCAGACCGAAAAGGAAGGTATCCCACACTCTCTCCACACTTCCCTGCCTCACCTATTGACTTTGAGAGAGATTTGTGCTAGAATTGCACTAACACTTGGCGGTGTAATTTCTGAGTAAGCCTTAGACGATACTCTGCTGGTACTCAGACCAGTCCGCCAACATACGAAAGTATGAGAGTATCGCCTAGGGCTTTTTTTTGGAGTAAAAAATGACCCGATATTTAACAAGACAATATGATACGAGATTATCAATTAATGAAGATGGAGATTTATACATTGAGCAAAAAGATGATTATGGTGAAGTTGATTTAGTCGTAATTTCTGCTTCAAACATTGCATGGTTTAAAGATTTAGTTGACTTGACTGTTTCTGATGGCTACCAAGAGGAGTCTGATAATGGAATGGTTTAGACACGATTCAAATGCTAATCTTGATGAAAAACTACAGCACGTATTGTTAGATTATGGCTTAGAAGGATATGGCTTATATTGGTACTGCATAGAGCTTATCGTTGGTCGTATTTCACAGAATAATTTAACCTTTGAATTAAAGCATGATGCACAAATCATAGCTAAAAACACAGGCTCTACACCACAAAAAGTAGAGCAAATGATGCATAGATTTGTTGAACTTGGATTGTTTGAAGATAATCAAGGCACGATAACTTGCATGAAAGTTGCTAAAAGATTAATCTCAGCAGCAACAAGCAATCCTAGTATCAGAAACCTAATTGCTGAAATCAATAAAAACAGCAACTTACATCAAAAATGCTTAAAAAGTCATGACGCCGTCACGGCACATACAAACATACATACAAACAATACTATTAAGCAGGATGACTTTAATAAGTTTTGGGAAGTCTATCCTAAGAAATTAAATAAATCTGATGCAATAAAAGCATGGAAATCTGTAAATGTAGATTTACAAACTATTTTAGATGCTTTACAGTGGCAGAAAGATTTGCCTGATTGGAAGAAAGAAAGCGGGCAATTCGTACCTTACCCTGCAAGTTACTTGCGAGGTAGACGATGGGAAGATGAAAAGCCACAACCAATTAAGAGAGGGTTGGTGTTCTAAAATGATAGTTAGACCTGGAGAGTTATTTTTAAACGTTCAAAAGATTTACGATGAAGGCATAGGCAAAGGTTTTTCTACAGGATGGGACAATGTAGATGAGTTTCTAACCATAAAGCCTAAGCAACTAACCATCATTACTGGTATGCCATCCCACGGGAAATCAGAATGGCTAGATGCTTTGTGTGTAAACTTAGCTAGATTGCACAAGTTCCGTGTATGTTTCTTCTCGCCTGAAAACCATCCTCTTGAGATGCACTGCAAAAAGATTATCGAGAAGATTGCCAAGAAGCAGTTTTGGGGTAAAGAGCGCATGGATGATGACGAAATGTTTAAAGCGATGGAAACTGCTGACAAGTACTTTTCTTTCGTCAAGATTGATGAGCAATCATTTAGACCTCACGACATCATCAATGAGGCTTTGCCATGGCTAGATAGTACAGGGCTTACATATCCAAAGGCATTAGTCATTGACCCATGGAACGAGCTAGACCACAGTAGACCATCAGGACTAAGCGAAACTGAATACATATCACAGACGCTTACAGTATTGCGTAAAGCAGCTAGAGATTTTGATGTGCATTTATTCTTAGTGGCTCACCCAATGAAGCTACAAAAGCAAGCTGATGGAAACTATCCTGTGCCAAAGCCGTACGACATCTCGGGCAGCGCTCACTGGTATAACAAATGCGATAACGCAATCGCCATATGGCGTGATGTAGTAAACGAGCCAGAGCGGACAGAAGTTCATATCCAGAAAGTCAGATTCAATTCCAATGGACATCCTGGAATGGCTGAGTTATATTATGATTACAAGCGTTGCAATTATGTAACAAAAGAGAAGTTCTATAGTTCACTTTAGGAGAGAAAAGATGAAATACTTAATCGCACTACTAGCATCAAGCACAGCATTTGCAGGAACTATTGTTGAGTTGCCACCATTGCCTACAACACCACCACCAATGCCTGTTGTTATCATACAGTCTCCAGTTGTAACACCAGGGACGCCTCCTGTGTTCGTTCCATTTGATACAGGGAGATTGGTAAGATGAACGAAAGAGATTACATTAACTTTTCTAGCAATGTAGTCAAGTGGATTAAAGATGATGTCAACCTTGATGAAGAGTTAGAACAGCTAATTAAAAATGCAGTTGTGTTTGAACTACGTCATTGGCGCATACCAAAGAAAAGGGATAAGACTATGGAACCAGTAGAGAAAGACGACACAAAGCGGATAATGGCATTTGAGATGTTTGACCAAGGTATGACAAACAAAGAGGTTCAAAAGCAACTCAAGATGTCAGGATTCAGCATATGGAACTTTAGGCGCGATTGGCGTATTGGTGAAGCTAAAGGCGTAGTCAAGACTGTTGCATGGTACAAAGAGCAGTATCCTGATTTGCACGATGGGTTATATCAAGCACTAGCTGATGGTCGTGTTGACGAATCAATCATTAGAAGGAATACATGGTAATGGTACTTGCTGAAATGTACGAAAAAGAAACAGATGAGTTCCTTGGAATCATTATGTGCAATGATAAAGAGCAACTAGAAGCGTTAATGGACAAGATTACTTTCCATGTGAATGTTGAGCTAGAAGCTGTTAATTATGGACTAAAGATGACATTGCAATGAAAACTGTAAATGAATTTCTTAAAGAGATGAGGGAGGTATTCGGCCATGTTGAATATCGTGCTGAAAAAGATGGGCAAGTATTTAAGTCTAAAGGCTTTAAAAAAGTTGACGGTAACTGGGTCAATCCTTTTGTAGCAAAAAAGCTGGAGAGCAAAAATGGCAAT